AGGATGAAGGTTGAACTACGGGGACGGATCGCATGGAACTTGAAGAACCATTTCGTCGTATGCGCGGAAGCAGCCCCATTCACCGTAAGCGGTGATCTGGATTGCGTGCTTGTCGGTGGGCAGAACGTCGATATGGCTTTCCATTCCCATCAGCGGAGCGGAGACGAAGCCGCGTTTGCAGAAGGCCAGAGCGGTTTGAACACCTGTACCGGAGTCTTCAGCAAGACGATTGGACTCGATGACGCGGAACATACCAAGGAGCTTCGAATCGCGAGAGCCGGTCATGTACATCTCGACCCACTTCAGAACGATCTTTGCCCAAGCGCCATTGCTTGCGGCTTCAGCATCAAGCATGAGTTGAGTGATCATTTCTGGAGTGACTGCGAGAACGCAATCCTCTTGATCGGCGTCGATCTCCAATTGCTTGAAGCGCGTGCGGATTTCAAGAGCCTTCCAGACAGTCAGGCCGGAATTGCTGCCGACATCCTGCCCCGGCTTCGTGTAGTTCACCGGAATGATTTGCGACGTTGGGAACGTCTGCGGCGTGACGTGCGGAGCGGCTCCGCCGAGAGCGTCTGCAGTGGCCGCAGCGATGAACAAGTCGTCTTGGATGCGACCAAGGCCCTTGCGCATTTCGGTCAGAACGAAGCCGGTAGGAAGCGCGATTGTGTCGAGTTTCTTGGCGTCCTTGCGGTCGAACTTGATGGGTTGCGCTTCGAGGTCTTGCTTGAAGCCGGAACGGAAACCGCCTTCAAATTCGACCGCGTTCGTCTTGCCAAAACGCGTGTTATCAACACGCCATTCGTTGGCTTGACCTTCGCGAAGGATGAATTGTTTAGCGGTCCAGCCGGACTCGACGATGGAGACATTCGCAAGCTTAGCCTGCTCCTGTTGAATGGTGGCTTGGAAGGCATCACGGTACTTCTGCTTGAAGTGTTCGGGAATGCCGTAGGTGGGATCAAAAGACATAGAAGGGAAGGAGGGTTGAAGAGTTTCTAACTCGCTCGTTTCCCGGTAAGCCACTGAGTGGGCCGGACTGCCGCGCCGTGCTTTACGGGTAGGCTCCTAAAACAAGAAGGCCCTCGCACTGCTGCCAATGCGAGGACCAACTTTGAAGTGCGCAACTGGTTTTTTTACTTTCCGCCAGTTGCTGCGCGGTAGGCCGCGTCAATGCGGGCGTGGACTTCCTTGTCACCTTCTGCCCACTTCTTATGCAGTGGATGATCTTTGTTGCCCATGATCGCCTTCGCTTCATCCACGCTCATTGCGCCAGGATTGCCAGAGCCGGGAGTGAAGCCATGCTCGCCGAGTTGCGCGGAGAGCTTGGCGAATGCAGCAAGGGCTTCGTTGCCCCAGTAGTCTTTATCTGCCGGGTCGAATGCGTTCGGCGGAAGTCCAACCTTTGCGCCGACTTTTTGAGCCGCAGCAACCGCAGCGTTCACCGCGTTCGCATCTCCGTTGAACATCTTCTGAAGCTCGGCTTTCTCTGCTTCGTCAGACCTTGCGATTTCTGCTCTCGCCTGTTCGACTTGCGCAGCGACTCGTTGCGTTTGCCATTCGCTCAGCTTCGCAGCTTGCTTGGCAGTCAGCCCCAATTCATGGGCCGTCTTGCCAAACTCAGCAGCATAAGCGTCATCCCAAGAAACGCCATCGGGCAACGTCTCAGGTTTTACCAAGCCGTAGCCGGTCGGATCATCCGGCACGCCCAATGCCTTACGGAAAGCCGCGACGTCTTCAGGCTTTGCATCATCGCCAGGAACGCGAATCATGCCATCAGTCTTAGCCCTTGCTGCCGCCATGTTATCGCGGAGCATCTTATCAACATCCGCCACGGTCTTAGCTTGTGCCAGAGGCCCGCTGTAGTCGGAGCCGAAAGCCTTAGTGTGCCAGCCTTCAGCGAAAGAGCCGTCTGGCTGTAGAGCGCCTTCAAACGTGGGAGTAAAGGCGGGCGGATCACCTCCGCCGCCATTGCCGCCGTCGCCTGGGTCACCTTCGCGGAAAGGGCCGCGATTCCATGAGAAAAGGTTCACGCCTTACCTCCTTTCGGTGTCTTCGTTCCGAAACGTGGGTCTTGCCCAGCCGGGACGTTGTAAGGGTTCTTCGGGTCTGGCGCTTTCTTGGCTGGCGCTGGCGTTTCCGCTTTCTCTTCAACGGGGTCAGACTCGCCAACCGTGAAGGTCAGCTTGCGTCCAGCGACCTCGTTGATCTTGCCTTTGATGGCGGGCGGAGTTGCGGCATTCATCGCGGCGGTATCGCCTTCGATGGTTCCGATTTGTTCGCCGTCTTTGAGGATGACGGCCCCTTCGATTTCGATTTTCATTGTGTTGGTTTGTTGGGTTTATCCACCATCTCAGGCGGAGAAAATTCTTCGGAGCCGTAGCGCCACAGAGCCGCCACGACTTCACAATTGCCCCGGTAATGGTCAGAGCGCCCCGGCGTTTGATCCATCGGGTGTCTGGCTTGACAAAGGATGCGCAGCAAAGCGCGACCAGACGGACAGTTGAACGTGGATTTGCACAGCGCCTCGAAGTCGATGCGGTCTTGCGGCGTCTTGATAATGTCCTGCTCAAAGCTCATTGCATCGCCTCCACAAGCGCAGGTGATTTAGCCGCCTGCATTGCCATCTCTGCCATTTGCGCTTGCTCTTGCGCCTTCTGCCGAGCCTCACGAAGAGAAACAACCTGCTCTTCATCGAGCAAGTAATTCGCTGGCATCCCGTCAGAGCGGCTCAAATCACGGAACGCCGCATCAGAGTCGAGGTTATCAAACACGTCCGGCTTCAATTGCGAGAGCGGCAAGAACAGTTCCAGCGCGTTCGACATCGCTGTTTTCTTCAACGACTGGAGAGCCAGCGCCATCCTTGACGTGTGGACCGTGCGAGGAAAGGCAATGATCGGACCGCCTGGAGTTTGAATAACAGCCTCTTGCGGAGCCGTTGGGAGCAGTCCAGCACGGTAAAGCAATTGAAAAACGCGCTCAAGAAGCGGGTTGATAAACTCTGAAGTCAGGCCAGAGAACGCAGGGGAAAAGCGAGCCAGCTTTTCAGCCTCACGCGCCCGCACTTCTTGCGCCGTAATCTGCCGCTCAATCTGTTGGAACTGCTGAAACAGCGAGAAGTGAAACGCTTCCTGGATTGCGTATTCCTTGCGTTTAATGAGTTCAAGGCCCACGTTAAATTGCCCGCCTGTCATCCATTCCGACGGTCTTTCGCCGCCCATTGGCATGATCGTAATGCCGCCCGCTCGAAGATCAGGGACCGACTCCATGCCTTCAGGAACTAGAACGCGAGGATTGACGGTGACCTCGCCGAGAGTTGCCATAAGCAATTCGAGATAGTTGACGCCGCGGATCTCAGAAAGAGCCAGCATTGCCGGGCTTGCACCGTACGGGCTTTGCTCCGTCCAACGGAAGTATCGAGAGACGAACATCGGCAACTCTTCAAAGCCGCCTTCTTCAATCTTCAATTTGCTGTCAATGTGAATGTAACACGATGCCCAAGGCATCCCAAGCGGACCACCTGCCGGGTTGCGATCCTTCAATTCGCGTGGATAGATCGCGTGAAGATACTTCTCTTTCTCGTTCAGTTTCCCGCTTGCGATATGCTGCCTCACACGCTCAGGAAGGCGATCATCGCCAAAACGAGCCCTCGCTTGGTCGGCAGTCCATTGGACCTCGCGGAACCAGCGATGCACATAGAGCTCATCGTCCTCAGCCACGGTGTAAGAGCCGCAATCATGAGTGTGACAATGCAGGGGGTGCCGCTTCCCTTCGCGCACTGACAACGAGCTAATACCAAACGTTGACCAGTCCGCGAATGCTTCGTGAACGCGATTGTAAAAGTTGCTGGACGCAAGGTAAGCCGTGGCAATCTCCGAGCATTGAGCAAGCCAGTCTTCGACCGCTGCTTTGCCCTGGAGTTGTGGCGCTGGCTTCCAGGTGAACCATTGCGAATCACTTGGAACGATCCACGAAACACAGCCAGCCGCCAAGGCTTCATTAGCCCGAATCGCCGCCGAGTTCAAAAGCCGTTGGTCTGGCGTGTAGCCTTGCGTTGAGGCCGTGCCATTACCGTAAGCGTTTGTGATGACGGAGAGCTTGCGAGTTAGGCACATCGCCCCGCACTCATCCCACAGGCTAACCATGCCAGATACGTCGGTCCGCATCTGGTCGTTGAGCTTGACGATTTCCTCGCCGGTCATGCTGGCTTTGCGCCTCCCAGGCTAGGGGTTGAGCCGAGTTTCCCTTCACCGCGCATTACAGTTCGTTGCACGCCAAAGCGCCGCTTTGCTCGCCGCTTTTGCTCCGTCGCTGCTTCGAGAGCATCAGGGCTTGCTTGCGTTGGTGGCGACGCAGGCCGGAAAGTTGGAGTTTTAATGGAGCCAGCCGCTTCCGCCTGCTGCTTCATCATCCTCATTTGCAGTTCAAACTGCTTCTGGCTTTGCTGCCGGGCGGCTTTTTGCTCTTTGATTGCGGCGGAATTGTCGGGTGATTTCATGGCTTAGGCGGTTCCAACTCACCAGACGGGGCGAACCACGCCGAGCAAACGCAAGCCATTTTTTGGGGCAGGGGAGCCACGATGCAGCCACAGCAAGAGAGCCAGTCAGGCACCAGATATACCAGCAATCGCCTTCAGGATCGGTCTGGGCGATGTCGTCCAGCTTCGAGCGTTCCCAGTGCGACCATACCGGGCGGACCATCGCGAAGGCTTCGGGAGTAGCGACAACGTAGCCGTGCTGGAAATGGAGCCACACGTCAGCGCCTAGGGTGTCGTTGTTGCCTGTGATGGCGTAGAGATCCAGGGCTTTTTGCCAGGGGGTCACGACTCAATATCTCCACTTTTCAGGCTGGCTATCCATTGGCCTGATGAAATAGGGGCTCATTTTCAGGGGTCCACTCGACGCGCATCAAGCCGTTAAGAACCATATCCACAAGCATGTTATTCAGGCGGGTCAGTTCAACCCATCGGACCAAATCAGAAATCTCCTTTTCGGTGTGTTGACGCACTGAGCACGCCGAAACAATAATTCGTTTAAGTTCATCATTACTCATATCATCAAATCTCTATACGTTGATTCAAATTCCAGCCCGCCCGCGCAGTCCCATCATTGCCCGCATTTGCGTTACAGGCCGCGAAGACCTAGGCGCAGCGTCAACCGTTCCGGCTGTAATCATGCTGAGGCTATCCGCCTCCGCCCAGGTGCGTAGAGCGTCCGCAGTGTGATCGCAAACGCCATCTTTGAACGGTATCGACTTGGTAATCCCGCTCGTCGTGATGACCTTCCGGTAATTCTCCAGACGACCAACGCCAGAGGGCAGCTTGTCGCCGTCAGGGGTCGTTACAGGTCTATCCGTGCGCGAATGCCACCAGACACGGCCTAGGCGCTTCCGAACCTCATTGACACCCATCCACACGTCAGGAATGCGCGGCACAACGTGAACGATTCGAGGGTTGATCTTGCAGGCCAAAAGTTGGGATAGGTAAGTCTTGCCGCTCCCTTTATCAGTGATATTGGCGTCGTGCGGAATGTAAATGCCAGCCA